CTCAGAACTCCATGACCCATTGCGTACTTACTTACCATTAATGTTCCTTGGCGTCTCATGTCATATTCCATTTCGGAAGCCAAATCCATAAGCTTAACCGTACCGGCTGCTGATGGGTGAGACACTAAACATACATAGTTTGTAAGGTTTACTGCTTGTGGTTTAGACGCACCTTGAGTGGCTGAACCAGCGGAAGGAAGAGCAGTAGTAATGTTAGAAGCAACAAAGTGAGGAGTTGGAACTAATTCAATTCCAGCTATCTTCAATACTTTACCGTCTTTAACACCACCATTAGCCCCACCACTGAAGTCAACATTGACTGCATTTGTAGCGTTAGCTAATTTATAGTACTCTTCAAGTCTGATAAATGCTTTTCTACCTTCTTTTGGAACATAGTTAGCGTCTAGTTGTTTTGCTGCATCGAACAAAGAATCAATCATTGCATTTGCAGCAGTTGCCGCAGTTGCACTTGCGATTGAAGCGTTTGTTAATACAGTACCAGATGCGTACCCTGAGTCACCTACGTTAGCTGACCCTTGAGCTGCTTGTCCAATAGTTTGTAGAACGTGTTTGTCTTTTTGGAATGCTAATGCACGTCCAATTTCTGTACTATAAGCCGACCTGACATCCCAATGGTTTTTAGCTTCCTCTAGGTTAGATAAAAATACACTAGATATTAATAAATCGTTTATAGTAATTACTTTTTCGTTGTGGTTTACGTCACTTCCTGTGATTTCTGCCCCCGGTGTGTGGTAACTCGCACTAACTCTCCCCATGACGGGAAATGTTGCCGACTTGCCAGAAGATATGGAACGTACCATATCAGCACCGTTAGTAACTGTTGACTGTTCAAACGCAGTAAGAACTTCGCCTGAAAAGACTTTGAGAAACAAGGCATCTTCACTACCAGAAGCGTTGACTTTGCCCACCGATACTGGTGTTGCTGCTGTCATAATAATCTCCTTTAGTTTAGATTGTTAAATCGCCTTACATATCTTTCAGTTTCATAATCAAGATTGTCCCTTCGCAAAGAGGTCAAGTCATTAGACTTAATTATGTTTGGCAGTCACCTCAAATTATTTGAAGTGCGACTATAAATTGCTAACTTTTAATTTAGCTTGTACGTCATTTCTATATGCTGAGTCATTTGCATATCGTGTGTCATTCATTGCTGCTGTTACTTCAGCCCATGAACGATAACCTGACGCATTAGACATACTTGGGTTTTGACCTGTTTGTAATTTAGGGTCACTACCTTCAGCAGATTTATAACGTGCATTAAGACCTTGAACAGCTAATCTAGTTTGTTCAATGTCACCACTGTTAACAGCTTTATTATATGCAGTTTGTTCAGCTTCAGTTAAATTATCACTAGCCCATTCTGTCATACTTTTATATGCCTCTGCTCCACCCACTTCTTGCTTAATTGAATTAGAAGTTTGTTGAGCGATTGCTTCTTGTCCTTTTATAAAAGCGTCTACGTAATCTTTTGGAATACCAGCCTTTTGTAAGGACTCATAAGAACTTTCATCTAACTGTCCGTTCTCGTTATATTGTTGTTGTAAGTTAGTCATATCAAGACCAGCACTTTCAACAGCTTGTTCAGCTTTATCTATTGATAAGTCATCTGCTTTCTTAGGTTCTTCTTTTGCTTCTTCTTTAAGTTTAGGTTCACCTAATTTAGTTTCTAACTCACCATAAGCTTTAGCCATATCTTCAGGCGTACCAAATTTTTCAGGTAACCATTCTGGTCTCTCTGGTTGAGCCACCTCTTCTGGTTTTTCTGATGTTGTTACACCTTCATTTATTTCTACTTTTTCTACCATTCTATCCTTGTGGTTTTGTTACGTTGTCTGCAACTTTTGGAGCAACATCTTGTGCTGTGTCCATCATCTGTTGTTGCATTTGCATTTGTTGTTGTTGCATTTGTTCTTGCTGTAATTGTTCAGGAGATTTAATTAAACCTTCTGTTTCAATTCCATGTCCTGTTGCTAATCTTTCAACTAAGTCACCTACGTTTAATAAGTTAACAGCTTGAGGATATATCTGTGCAAGTTGTGCTACTTGTCCAACAAACTCTGATAATTTCTGTAAGTCATTTCCTCTTCCTAATGCTTCAACACCAGTGATGATTGTAGGTCTTACAGAACCTTTAGGAAGTTTTGGAATTTCATTCTTACTTCCCATTCTCATCATTAGTAACTGAACTAATGGTAATTGTAATTCTTGTGATAATAAAGAATAGATACCACCCATTGCAGTTTCTAATTCGTTAGCCATATAACGTATCTCTTGAGCAGTGACACGTTCAGCTTGTCTTTGTATTGCTGTGTTTAATAAGAAAGCATATTGTAATCTTTCTTCTAAACGTCCAATAGCTTTGTCTACTGTTTGTAAATCGTAAAACTTTTCTGCTTGTAATACAGAAACATCATCTTTGTTTCCTGTAATAATATCACCGTTACGTGATACTGCTATGTCTCTCTTCTTTGTTGTAGAATTTGGTTTAACCATGAAAACCATTTTAGCACTAGCAGCACTAGACTCTACCATTGCTTGAGATAAACCTTCTAATGATTTTAAATCACCAATGTATTCTTCTACATAAGAACGTCCATAATCTTCACCATCAACTCTAATCATTCTTAAAGCTAACCAAGGTAATTGGTCTGCATTGTGTTCACCAATAGAAGAAGGTATTTTTATACCGTGGACTTCTTGACATACATAAAATTTCTTATCGTTTAGTTTATAAACGTGTGTATATAAATCACAATTAGTTTCAGATTTGTAATCTTCTTTACTCATCTTTTGCAAAACTAATTGTCTTACATCTTCATCAAGAGATAAAATTGATATACTTTCTTTTACAACTATTTCTAAAATATTTCCTTCACCGTCACGCTTACATACAAATTGATTTAAAGGAAAGACACGCATTGTGCCTTGTTTTGGTATGTGACATAAAACATTTCCACCAACAATTAATTGTTTTATAGCTTCAAATATTGGAACACGTAAAGCAAGAGCTTCAATCTTTGACATAACTTCACGTTCAATTTTTGCTAATGATTTTTCAATAGTAGTTTTAAGCTGTGGTTGTTCATCAACTTGTTGTTTAGCTTTGCCTTCTATCGCTAATCTAAAAAATGGTTGGTTGGGGGGAAGTAATAGTAGGAGTAATTTTGAAGCAAGGTTGTTAACACCTCTGCTACCTACTGATTGAAAAGGACTGTAAAAGTCTTGAGAAGGTGTAAAAGAATTTTCTGGTATTAATGTTGGAATAGTTAATTCAGAACATTGTCTACCTCTGTTAAGATAATGTTCTCTATCCTCGGTTAGTCTGTCATATCGGCTTTGTGCTGTATCTACAAGATTGTAGTTAATCATATCATCAGCCATTTAATTCCTATACTTGTGGGGTGTTACCCGGAATGTTTAAGTCAGTCTGTAGACTAATAGTACCATCTTTATCTTTTTTCTTTTTAGCTATTTCTAAATTATCTTCTGAAGCTAATTCGATTTCTGGTGCCATTTCATCTGGTGTTGCTACTGATTGGACAGGTTGAGTAGTAGTTTGCTGTTGCTGTCCGCCTCCGCCTCCAAAACACATATCTTTCTCCTTTAATAACTTGGTATTGTTAGGTCTGTTTCTAACTCTACCTTTGATTTATCTGTTGTTTTAATTTTATTAGAAGGCTCTGGGTTTTCAAAGCCTTCTCCCATTTCGTCTTTAGGGTCTTTAATATTTCCATCGACAAACTTTAAATGAGGGTCAGGACGTACTGATTGTGTTGGTCTATTGCTTCCCATGCACATACTATCCGTCTCCTAATAAATTGTTTTCGTTACGTTTCTTTAATTCAATTAACCAATTGACTACACTACGTTGGCCAGCCTTAAACCAAACAACTCTGTCTTCGTCTTTGATGTCAGGGGCTTGATTAGGATAAACTTTATCTAAAGTTTTAACCAAATCTTCTACAGTGTAAGGTAATTGAATGTCTTCCAAAGGGTTTTCCATATAATTTCCTTCATATATGGGTACTAATTACCCCCATAAATCACCAGTCATGCTGCCTTTTGAATACTCTGTGGCCCTGTTCTCAAAGAAATTAGTGTGTTCCACTCCATTTAATATCCAATCAAGCCAAGGTAGAGGGTTATCTTTAACTGCAAAGTTAGGTTTTAAACCTAATTGTAGTAATCTTCTATCTGCAATGTGTCTTATATATTGTTTAACTTGGTCTGGTTCTAAGCCTTCTACTCCACCTTGTTCAAAAGCTAAGTCAATAAACTTATCTTCTAACATTACCATGTCTCTACAAATATCATACAAAGTTTTCTTAAAGTCATCATTCCAAATATGTTTATTTTCATCAATTAAAGAATGAAAAAGTTTAATCATATTTTCTACATGGTGACTTTCATCACGTATGCTCCATGTAACTATCTGACACATACCTTTCATTTTACCAAATCGTTGAAAGTTTAGCAGCATTATAAAAGACGCAAACAATTGTAAGCCTTCACCAAATGCAGAAAATACAGCTAGTTCTCTAGCCAATCCTTCTACACCCTCACCTTTATTATTAAACAAGTAATCATGTTTATCAGCCATAGCCTTATATTCTTGAAAAGCTTTGTACTCATTGTCAGGTAAACCAATAGTATCATTTAGTAATGAATAACTATGTGCATGATTTGCTTCACTTGTAGCAATAGCAGATAACATCATTCTTATTTCTGGTGGTTTAAATTTAGGAATATAATTATCTAGATAAGCTTGTGCTATATCCACATCACCTTGAGTAAAAAATTTTAATATCTGTGTTATTAAATTTTTTTCTTCACAAGTTAATCGTTCATTCCAATCTCTCACATCTTCTGCAAGAGATACTTCACTAGGTAACCAGTGCATTTTCTGTTGCATATCATAAGCTTCAAAAGCCCAAGGGTATTGGAATGGTTTATAATAACTTCTCTCTTTTAATAAACTCATACAAACCACCCCCACCAATCAAATAACTCTAAGGCTTCTATCACTATTATTATTGCTAACTCTACAGCTAGGACTGTATGATAAACAGTCCATAGCACCGATTGTTTTTGTCCGTCTAAAGATTTATATTCTTTCATTATGCTTGACAAGCTAGACATTCTTCTTCTGAATCTGGTCTAACTACCCTTTCTATTTTTGTTGATAATATTTCTGCTCTTCTGATTGCCTCTGAACGACAATAGTAAAGTGTTTTAATTCCTTTTTTCCAAGCTGATAGATGTAATAAATGTAATTCTTTTATGTTTACATCTGCCGGAACAAATATGTTTAAACTTTGTGACTGACAAATTTCTTTTTGTCTGTCAGCAGCTAAATCAATTATCCATCTTTGGTCAATCTCAATAGCAGTAGCAAAGACATCTTGCTCCCACTCAGTTAATTCATCTAAATGATATACAGAACCTCTGTTAGCAACAATGCTTTTCCAAACTTCATCATTATCTATTCCTTTTTTCTGTAATAGCTTTTGTAAATGTTTGTTTTTAATAAAGTGTGTGCCACTCATTGTTTTCTGTGTAAAAGCATTTGCTCTTAATGGCTCAATAGAAGGACTAGTCTCACCACAAATAATACTACTACTTGCATTCGGTGCAATTGCTAAAATATGTGCAAACCTTTTTCCAGTTCCTTCCATGTCAGGAGCTTCACCTCTTTCTTTTGCTAACCATTCTGACTCTTTTTCTGCTTCTTCTTTAATTTGTTTAAAGATAGCTTTGTTAGTAGTCTTAGCTAACACACTAGCAAAAGGAATATTTCTATGTTGTAAGTATGAATGAAAACCCATAGTACCTAAACCAATACTACGTTCTCTCATTGCAGAATACTTAGCACGTTCTAATTCATCAGGAGCATTCTCAATAAAGAATGTTAATACGTTATCTAAAAATCTTACAACGTCTGGTATGAATTGTTTGTTATCTCTCCAATCATCAAACTTTTCTAAGTTTAAACTAGAAAGACAACACACTGCTGTACGGTCTTCATTTGTAGGTAAAGTAATTTCACTACATAAATTAGAATGATGTACTTTTAATCCAAGTCCCTTTTGACTGACAGGCAAATGCTTTTGTATAGTGTCAATAAAGGCAAGGTAAGGTTCACCAGTGGCAACCCTAGTCTCAAGAATTTTTTGCCATAATTTTCTAGCACTAACGGTACGTACAACTTTTTTAGTATGAGGGTCAATGAGTTCCCAACTATCATTGGCGTTAGGATTATTAGTACACTCATCAATAAGAGACATAAACTTATCAGAAACATTAATACCGTGATGAAGGTTAAGACACTTACGATGAATGTCCCCACCACTCGGCTTACGTATTTCCAAAAATTCTTCAATCTCAGGGTGTGAAATATCTTGGTAACTTGCATAACTTCCTCTTCTCGTTTTACCTTGAGAGAACGCTAACATTTCTGAATCAACTACGTGCATGAATGGAATTGAACCAGTAGATGTTGAGCCACCAGAAGTAGATGTTCCATCACTTCTAACGTCACCCCAATAACCACCAATGCCACCACCTACTGTTGCTAACCAAGCGTTCTCTGTGTAATGTTTTGTTAAACCTTCTCTGCTATCTGGTACGTAATTTAAAAAGCATGAGATAGGCATTCCTTTTTTAGTTCCACCATTTGTTAAGATAGGTGTTGCAAACATGAACCATAGGTTCGACACATAACTATAAATTCTATTAGCCATTTCATCATTATCTGAAAAAGCTTTTGATACTCGCATGAATGCTTCTTGAGGACTTTTCTCCTCATCAGTTAAGTATCTATCTTTTAATATTTTTAATCCAGCCTCGGTTAGTAATGTATCTTTGCTATAGTCCATGTTTATTTTAGTCCTTTTGTTGTTGTGTTGTTTCTCTTTCTTTCTTTTCGCATTCCCCGGCGATTGCCATATAAGCCGAGGCGTCCACATAAGTATCATCAGTTCTGTTACCTAACATTGTCCTTGCAACTTTTAATAGGTTCATCATTACTGCTACATCGTGTGGACTAATTCTTCTTTGTAAATAGATTGTCCAAAAATTTGCGATGTTCATGTGGTTAAGATACTTGTCACCGTACTCTTTAGCACGGTCACCAGCCACTAACTCTTTAGCTTTGTCTAAAAAATCTTTTGTGGTTTTTAAATCTTCCATAAGTTTATCTCTCCTGTTGTTTTATTGTATTCACCATGTCTTAATATTCTTGCTACTTGTGCTTGTTGCAATGCGTCAGCTTCAGTTAGATTATTTTTTTCATAAGTCTTAACCACTAGCTGCCACATATCTTTTACGGACATTGCTTTATCCGTTAAAATTTTTTCAGCAGTTTTTATTCCAACTGTGGGACAGCCAGTAAATCCATCAATGCTGTCCCCAGTTAGAGTCTGTATTAAATGCCACCAATCACATTCATTCTTTTTTCTTAGGACTATATTTTTTCCGTCCTTAGAAATGTATGAAGGTATTTGCATTAGGTCTTTATCCAAAGAACATATAATTCTTTGCTCACCTTTGTTTGGCTCAGTGGCAAGTATACCAAGAACATCATCTGCTTCTAGATTAGGAAGGACTATAGCATTATACTCTTCCTTTAAATGTTCTCGCAATGCTCCTAATACTAAAGGCTTACGTTTGCTTTTACGATTATCCTTATAGCTAGGTAATACATCTTTTCTAAAATTCTTAGAGTCAGTTAAAGCTATAGTTATATTGTTTGTCTCTAAGTTTTCTTTTAGATTTTCAATTTCTGTATACAGTAAACTCTTTGCATAATTTTCATCTGCGTGGAGTGTCCATAACCCCTCTCCCCAATTGGTATCTACCTCTGCCATAGTAGCAGATTTGTATGCAAGTATATCACCGTCAATTAGTAATCTTCTTTTCATCAATCCTCCAGTGGATAGGTTATGTTAAATTTTTTTTCTGAAACAATTCAGATAAGGGAATAAGAATGCACTTACTTGCATGGTTATCACCAATCATTTTAAAATTATCTTTAAATTTTTCTGCAATCTTTTTCAGTTTAGGTACATCAAATATTAGTTTACAATAATCTTCTTTTCCAATTGATAATATATGTACCCAATAGTCAGCCTCGGTTTTATGTAAGCCACTAGGTTTACCATAGTTTTCTATTTCAATAGCTATGTTACCAGTCTTAGCCCACCAATCCCTTTCAGTTTTAACTTCTATTTTATTTTTATCTTGGTCTAATAAAGCTGCAACTTTTTGTTCTCTCTCTTGACCATACTTTAAGTCTAAATCAAATTTTGTATTTTTCATTAATGCGTTCCACTCCAATTATTTGAGATTTTATATTCGCCAGTTAATGGCACTCTTAATTTGAAATGTTCGCCAGTTCGTTTAATACATTCGACAGCTAACTTTCCTACTTCTTCTGCTTTGTCTTTATCACATTCAACTTGTATCTCATCATGTACCCACAACAATTGTTGAACACCTTTGATATGACTAACAGCTTTATCAAATTCAACTAGCCATTGTTTACAAACAATAGCACCAGCACTTTGTAATAAAGTATTCAATGCACTGTGTTGATTTCTTACTTTAACTTTTCTTTTATCAAGACCAAGTAAATAGCCACGCTCTGCAACTTGTTTAACTTGCTCAATTAATTTACTTAATGCTGGTAGCCTATTAAGAAATTGTTTTCTTACTCTAGCTGCGTCACGATTTGATTTACCAGTAACCTCTGCTATCTTTGCCACTCCAGCGCCGTAAAGCCAAGCATACAGAAAACGCTTACTTGCGTCTCTTGTATCTAGTCCAGCTAGTTTTTGATTTGTAGTATGTATGTCACCATTGACTACAATGTCAGCATACTTACCATTATCAAACTTTGCTATATAGTGTCCAAGTAGGCGTAACTCTAATCCTGAAACGTCAATCCCAACTAAAGATTTAGTAGGTGGTACAGTAAACAATTCTCTAAACTGTTTTCCATAAGGAATGTTAACAGCCGGGACTTGTTGTAAGTTAGGTCTACTTGCAGTCGCTCTCCCGGTAACAGCATTGTTTGTATTAACTGTACCGTGTAAGCGTCCATTCTTTTCTAATTTTAAATAAGCATTACTGCCTTCTGCTAACATACCAATGCGTTTTTCTAATAAGAAATAACGTGCTAATAATTTAGCTTCAGGATAATCTAAACTATTTAAAACTTTATCATCTACTTTTGGTTTACCATCAGGAGTAAACTCTTTTGGTTTCCAATCGTATTTAGTTTGCAATCTATTAGCAATGTGTTGTCTGCTTGAAGGATTAAACTCAATGACTTTATCTTTTAATTGCTTACCTGTTTTTTCAGAAACTCTTTTAATAGTTATAGGTAAAAAAGTTTCTTCCATTTCTTTTCTAATGTTTTCTCTTTCACTAGACAATTCAGAATACAAGGCTGTTGCTTTTTCTTTATCAAACATTATGCCATATCTTTCTTGCCTACCTATTAAATCAGTTACAGCGTGTTCAAGTTCTAATGATTGCTCTGAATATTTTTGCTCCAAAATTTTTCGGTATAAAGTATAAGTAACTTCTACATCTTGAATACAATACTCAAGCATTTCTTCATTATACTCTGACCAATCAGTTTCAATCTGTTGTTTATAATTTCCTAGTCTAACTCCCCATGCTTTTAAGCTGTGCTTGTTGACTAATTGCCTTGGAAAATCTTTTGTATGGACTCTAGTCATGTCTGACTCCATTAAGTCTGACCAAATTAGGCGTGTTGCTACTAGAGTATCAAATACTTTAGCTTTAGTTTTAAATTGAAAAAGTTTTTCTAATGCTGGAATGTCATACTTAATAATATTATGTCCAATTATAGTTTCAGCTTTTTCTAATTTGTTTGTCCCTTCCCACCAATTGTCTCTAGTGTATGATGTAATTTCATTTGTATCTATGTCTTTTAAGACAAGACAATGAAGCTGTGACACATCATCAAGTAATCCGTTTGTTTCTATATCAAATACATAACTAGACATTCAAATTTACCTTTACTAATTTAATAATGTTACAAGAAGGAATGACCGTAGAAGAACCTGCGTCACCTAAAGTGTTATCTTTTTTATAATTAAAATCACTCATTAGAATATGAACATCTTCATCTTTTTTTATAAGCCAACCTGTGCTAACACAAACACATGGCTTAGATTTCAATGCTTCTGACATTTCTTTCCATGAAGGGTCTGACTCAATGTCTTTCCAATAAGCAACATAGAACCCATAGTTAAATGGTATGCTAGGTAGTTTTATTTGTCTTTTTTTCACGCTTAAATTTCCTTCCTACAAAAAATACTATTACATTTTGAACTGTGTTTATTGTTACCATTGCAAGTAACCAAGCTTCCCAAATTTCCATTAATGAACCGTAGCAATCTCAACTACAACTCTAGTCGCTGCCTCTTCCATAATTGATAATTCATTCAATGTTAAATCGGCTGAAAGTTTTGTTGCTAAATTTGGTACTTGTATTGTTACTTCAATAAATGGATTAGCTTTTGTAAATTTAATAGCATTAGAAATCTCTTCTGTTACAGTCCAATACTCAGAAGTCATTAGCTGACTCCGTTGTTTCAATTAAACAAGAAGTTTCATCATCAAAGAATAGTGTTCCACATTTTCCTGTGTCACCGTTATGTCTATTCTTTAATACTCTAACTGTTGTATAATTTTTCTTTTCTTCATCATTTTGATTTCTCTCTAAAGATATAACGCCATCACTAAGTTGACTGATAGCATGACTACCTCTCAAAGAATTAAGAGAAGTTTGTACTCCGTCCTCGTATCCTTTGTTACCTTCTGGTCTTCTTAAATGTGAAACTAAAATTAATCCTATACCTGTCTCTTCAACTAAGGTTCTAAGCTTAGTCATTGTGACATCAATTAATTTTCTTTCGTCTAAACTTTCTAAACCAGAAATGACAATTGAAAGATGGTCAAGAATAACCCACCGTACACCAAGACCTTTAGCAAGATAACGAATTTTGGATAAGAGATTCTCAGACTCGGTACTTCCAAAACTATCATATAAATAAAGTAAACCACTACCCACTGTTGAACTAAAACTATTTCTAAAGTCATCTTCACTGACCCCTTCTTTTGTTAAGTGTAATGGTTTTTGTAAATCTATTCCCATAATACCTAGAGCAGTACGCTTAACGCTTTCCTCTAAGGCAATGTAACCAACACTCTCACCTTGCTTAATTAAGTGATGAGCAATTTGCCTACACAATTGAGACTTACCTTGTCCTGTTCCTGAAGTTACAGTTATTAATTCTCTTCTTCTCATTCCAAGTGTTTTTTTATTCAAGCACTCAAATGGATATGGAATTGTTTCTGTGTCATCTTCCTTTACCAATGTTTCAAAAATATCTTGGCCAGAAATTATTCCATCAGGTCGATACTCTTTAGCACCCCACATACAATCTATTAATTGTTTTGTTTCCCCGGCTACTAACATCTCGTTAGGGTCTTTACGTGGTAGTGTTGCTATTCTACATTTGTTTGGTGTAAATAATTTAGAGCAATCCTCTGATGCTTTTTTACCAGCTTCATCATTATCAAACATAAGAATAATTTTTTCAAATTTCTCAAGCCATTCTAATTGTTGTTGTAAATCTTTTTTAGCACCTTGGCTGCCAGTCTTAACAGATACTACAGCCCATCTATTATTTTGTATTTGAGATAAACTCATTGCGTCTATCTCGCCTTCAACTACACACACTTGCTTACCACCATCACGCCATAAGTTTTGTCCAAAGAGTACAGCTTGTTTGCTATCCCCTATCCATTGAAAAGATTTATTTGGGTAACGTAATTTCTGTGCAACTAATGTGTTATTTTTGTCGTAGTAGTTTGCAATTTGAACAGTAGCATTATTATACTTACCAATTTTGTAATTAAATTTATTAACTGTTTCTTTATTTATTTTACGTTTAACTAATGGCCTTGTTTCACCTGATACTAAATCAGAATTAACTTCTTTCAATGGCTTGTCCTCGTTGTTGTAGTTAGAATAATATTGACCACAACCAAAACAATGTCCGTGGTTATCTGAATAAACAGCTACGTTATCTTTTGAGCCACATTCAGAGCAAGGTGCATGGTAAAGAAAATCGCTTTCTTCCATTGCATAATCCTTAAAAATTTTTTGGGTAAAAATAAAGCCGACTCAGAGGGTATCCAAGTCGGCACTACGAAAGGGTTACCCTATGAAAAGTAACGCCTCTCAAATCTTATATACTACTTTATTTCATTTAGCCACTCCTTCGGAATAAATTTGTCTGCGTATTTAAAACCATGTTTCTCACACCACATGGCGTAAGTAGTTTTTGATTTTTTAGAAATCTTTGTCTTAGAATTAGAAAAGACAAATCGTAAATCAAGTTTAGGATATTGTTCTTTTACTAATAAAGTCTTTTGTTTATCTGCTGTTAAAAATCTTCCTTTACCCTCTATGTGCATGATACCACCTTTCTTTTTCTCTAAGATAAAATCTGGTGTGTATCTATGCACCTTTTGGGGTTTGGTATATTTGATGACTTTACTTTCATATTCAAAGTCAACGTGTTCGGAAATTAATTGTTCAGCAATTTGCACTTCTAATCCTGAACGGTATTTAGAAGTCCTCTTCGTCTGATACCTTTTCCTCATGTCTTTCCTCAAATTCTTCCACTGTGGGAGCGTGTTGGTAGCCTTCCTCTTCTTTAAATCCGAAAGAAGAATTATTACCTTCAACTAATTTAAGTACTTGAGCAGCTTTTAGACGCATAGAAACTCCAGCCCCTACCATTGATGTAAAGTATGGAATTAATTCAGCACTAACTTTAATTTCTGAACCACCCCAAATATTTACATTTTGAATTGGCTTTCCTTTTGCGTCTACAACAACTGGTTTATTAGGAAATGTTTCACCAGTCTTTGTAGTTATCTTTGCTTTACATTTAAATTTAAAGATAACATTTCCGGTAGGGTTACCGTCATCATCAACCTCATCAAAATATGGTGGGTCTGCTTGTTTAACTTGTTTCCCTTTGCTCTTCTCTTTTCCAAGAGTAACAGCTTCCTCAATGACTGTATTAATTTTAGAAATTAAATCTTTAGCTTCATCTTTACTAATAATTAAATTAGTTCGGTAGTCACCTACTTCACTAAACTTAGTATCAGGAGCATGAAGCCAAGGGTATTGTGCAATACCTGACGGTGTTACAATTTTAGTATAATTTATTTTAGGCATTTTCGTCCTCTTCTATTTCTTCCAAGATGAACCCTCTGTTCATCATGTCAACTGCCACATCAAGTGGCAAATTTCTGTATTCTTCTTTAACCATAGTTAACTCCTTTGGTTCATATAGGGGTACTATTAACCCACTAGTGGATTGTATTAAGCGAAGAAAAATTCGCTCTTTAAAACTTCCTCAATATTGAAGTCACCTTTTTCAGGAACTTCAGGAAGTTTACTTTTTTGTTTGTCATTTAGTATTGGCTTAATTGTTTCCTTAAAATCTTCCAAGGGACAACTCTTTGAATACATTTCAACAAACGACTCTCTTATTGTTTCAGCAAGTACTTGGCTGTCAGCAGCAAGTGTACCAAAACTATCATGCACATTACAAAAATGTGTAAGACCTTTATCGTAAGCGTTAGAAACAGTTAACATCATGTGTGCTGAATCTTGTGCATGGATAAAGTTAGGTGGAAGTCCGTTACTCGCTTTAAGTACTGATAGTTTTTCTGTTTCAACATTTATTCTTGGTTTAATTACTTCACCAAAAAGTTTTGTCTTAACTCTCATTGACTTAAATTCCGGGTAATCTTGTATGACAGGAAATCCTACAGGATTATACCAAACAATAGGGTGACCATTCTTAGCAAGAATACTTGCACTCTTTTTAAGATAATCCATTCCTTGCCTTGGTGCTGATAAAACCTCACCCATGCTGTCCCATATTACTCCAGCCATAAACGAACACGCTTCAAAAGCTAACTTACCACTTCCAAATGGGTGTTCCTCTCCAGCGTCTTTTCTTTTGACTAAATTTTCATCAACAAAATCACTACAAGAATATCTAGTAGAGCCATAAGGACTTGTCATAATAGGACGCTTAACTGTTGAGCGTTTAACTCCATAGTCTAGCCAAAGTTTTGCAAATGGACTGTCAGTCATGTTCTTTAAATTTTCAATACCTTTGTCTTTAACAACTGTATAAACATCTTGTGGAACGTCACTGTTACTTAGATTAACAGCTTCAGCAGTACCTCTATGTTTTAGAATTGCTGCGTAGTGTTGAATACCATTACATGAACCGTCTTGAGAACAGATAAAACTACTTTCATATCCGTAACCATGTTCTTGAAACTGCACCCATTCATTACACCAAGCTAAGAATTGAAAAGGCTTATCAGCTTTTTCCCATTCTCTATTTGTGTATGGGTCTTCTTGCATTTCTTTAAAGACATCAAAGTTTTCATTGACCCATTGCACTTGCTCGTCTCTTGTAACTTTGTCAATTCCATAAAGTCCAGCCCCGGTAACTGCTAACCAATACGCCCCATTATTTTCTTCGGTAATTTTTTTACCAGTTCCAAAAAGATGTAATGCTTTTGCAAAGTCAACTCCTTGTCCGTTGAGATAATTTGTAACTTGGTAACAACGTGACCTAAAATCTAATGTATGGCAATGGTAAAAAACTTTATCTAAAAACATTTCAGCAATCCACATAACTTTAGCAAACAATAATCTTTTAGATTTTTGTCTAGCATTTTCTGTGTGAACTATAACAGCTTCTTGTCTATACTTTTTCCTAGCCTCGGCATTTGTTTCAATGTCATGTGGTTTAGAAGGTATCTCTTCTAACTCTGCTTTAGGTAAACCACCAATAGATATATTTTTATCCCATGCTTTCTTTAAAACATTAAAAATAAAATGATTAATTTTATATGGTGTATTTTGTTGTGCGTTAACTGCCTTATAAACAATCGGCATTTTCACATCTTCTAAATTCTTTAGGTTTTTTCGATTATGATATTTTACTAATGCCAAGGGTTTTATATGTCTTGAGTAATAGCCACCACCTTGAGCCTTTCCTTCTTCCCACATTCTAGGTGGTACTATTGTTGGAAAGTATTCTGGGGCCAGAACCTCTAAGAAATCATTACGACTATTAATCCAACGTAATGTTTCATCTGTTGCTAATAAAGTTCTTTCAAGGCGTTTTCTTTTAGGCAACATTTCAATTTTAGATAGCCCAGTTGAGACACACATAAGTTCTATTAGCTTGTAACCTACGTGTACCTTTTCGCCCCTAGTCCATTGAGTCCACTCAATATTATTTTTTTGGGCTGACTCTCTAAGCTTCCTTCTTTTATATTGATAACCAAATGACCTCTTATCTAGGTCAGCTTTAACAATTCCATAGTGTTCAGGATTTGACTCCTCAAATAATCGTAGTGCCGTCTCGTCTTCTATTTTACTTGCAACATTAATTGCTGCACTTGTTAACTTCCGGGAAATAGTGATAGAATTAATAACTGATTTAGCAGTGACTAATGCAGCAATATTAGGCTCTATGAGACCTAAAAGCTTCCTAGCTATAGGTACTACCCCCTTTGTCTGTTCACCCTCTTCTACGTACTTATGTATGGCGTCTGATAAAGGCTGTATTGAATTTGCTAATAGGGTCTTTCCATAGTTAGCAAAACTCTCCTCGCCCCTTTGTTTGTGGTCAGTGACCCTTTTGTTAAAACGATTAATACCTCGTTCTCTCATGTCTTTTTCTAGTTCTAATTGTTCCCTTAAATATTCAAATGGTAACATTTATACTCCTTCTATAGAGGGCGTTAGTAACCCCCTTGGTTCATATAGGGGTACTAATTAATCCATAAGTGGATTGTTCAGTACCTAAGTTTAATGTACTTTTGGATTGTTGTTAGTTACCGTAAAACTAGGAAAAAATGCCTAATCAATCCTATGGTGGATTGTAAGAAGAAATGGTTTAGCAAACCTGTGGTTTAAGCCACTCACCCATCTCTCCTTGGTTATCATTCCCATGGTTCTATAGTAAAACTAACAACAAATCCAAAAAAAATTAACCCACTAGTGATTTTTACCCAACGGTTTTTGCATATCCGTTGGCTCTAACCCATTAGTGGATTTCTCTAAAACATTCACAAATTTAGACAGTGTAGTACTAAGTACTGTTGCGTATCGCTCCACCATTCTAACATCAGAATGTCCTAGCCATTGTTGAACAACTTTGTGAGGTACTTCTTTATTTAGAAGTCTACACGCCAATGTTCGTCTAAAGCTATGAAGGGTAAATCTTTTATCCCCTTCAAGACCCATTGCTTTTCGAAGTTTCCTAAACGTAGTGTCAGGTCTCCAAAAAGCAAAATGTTGAAATAAGCATTCGTTAGGATTTTTATTTTCTGTAAAACGATTGACTATTTCTTGACTCCTAGAAGTTAAAGGTACGCCCCTAGGTTGATTGTTTTTAGTGTCATACAAAGTTATATAGCCTTTAAAACAATCTTTTACTCGGAGAGTCCTCAACTCATTCAATCGCATTCCAGTATCTAATAAGAGAATATAAAAATCTCTATCGTCTCTGTAATGCAATTCCCAAGAATTAAGAATTTTAATAATCTGCTGCTCTTCAGCTTCAGTTACATATCTTAACTCATGCTTTGGTTCTTTATACCAATTTATGAAAGGTCTTCGCTCTAATTTATATATACTATAACGTCTTTGACAAAAAGTTATCATAGTACTCAGAGCAGACAAGTATCTATTCTTAGTGGCGTTACTTATATTCTTTTTATTTAAGTCAGCCATTAGACCGTCTATCGCCCCTTCATCAATGTCATTGATAAAAAAGTCTTCACCAAAATATTCAACAATATACTTGGCTCGTCCTACAACAACATCATCTTTGCCATTATCCCATTGCAAAGATTTAACTTGCTTAAAGACTTGCCCAAGTTCTTTTGGATTGTGTCTCATACCTACTAATTCACCCCCTTTCAAATATGTTAAAGTGTTATTGAGAGATAGTCTCATACAATCTCTTTCCTCTGTTAGTTAATTTAACTAACTTTCGTCTACGCTCAAATGGGTCTTCTTCAGCGACTAAAAAATTTAATCCTTCTTTTTGTCTCCAAGAATACTTTGAGAGTAAACTAACATTTCTGCTAACGCTTGATTGAGCCATAGCTAATTTTTCAGCTATAACGGTCATTGGCACACCCTCGCTTTTAGCGTGTAAGCCTACATAAAGAAAAACTGCGATAGTTTGACTTTGTATATCAGCGTCAAACTTCCGAAATTCTTCTATTGCATTCAAAAGTTTAATAGCATTTACATTCATTTCTACTTCCTTGTCTAATTTATGAACCTTTATACTGCTGTAAATTAATAAACTAACAGTAACCAAGTATCGGACAGTTATATAACGAATATTCGCAAATAACCAAAGTCAATAATGTATTCATTATTTTTTTTCACTATTTTAAATGAAGACCAAGTTTTCCAAGACTCGATATAGATTTTAAACAATAAAATGTTTAAATACATTTTGACTCCTATGTTGGTTTGCCCGGTGCATTAATTTGGTCAGTAAAAAATCCTTTTTGCGTTCCAAGACTCATACTCGTTATCATGCTAGTAGCACTTGACCAATAAGAAAACCTACTACGAATTAACTCAGCAAGATTTTTTTGTAACCATTTTTCATTTTTAATTGTCATTAATATTCACCCCCTTTAAATTGTTATTAATTAACATACGTTAATTTGTCGCATACAATACGCCCCTCGTAAATATGCGAATTTGCATTAATTCCAAGAATGAGTGGATAATTTCGCCCCTCGCCCCCTTCAAAACTGTCTCATAATTGAGCATACAAGAGGTTTAAGGGTCTTAGTCGACCCTTAGTACCCCCTAAAAATTAGGCTCTTTTGTTTCGCCCCTATCTAATAGTTCCTTAAAATGTTCGGCTCTTGATTGCCAAAATAAAGCTTCAGAATGATTGCCATACCATTCATGGTCATATTGTAATTGCCTAGCCTTTTTGTATTCGACTAGGCAATCAGTAAATAGATTTTTATTAGTGGTCACTGCTTAATTCAACAGTAACTTTAACATCATGGAAATGGTGACCGTCTTCTAAACCTTCAACAATTTCCTCTAGTTTTTTCCACTGAATAGAACTTGATGAATTTAATTCACCACTTTGAACTAATACAGATTTCTTTTTCTTTTCGTTCCAATCATGGTCAAAAAGTTTAATTTTATATTCTCTTACATATACACTCATAGTTTTCCTTTCGTAGTAGTGTTACCGAAAGCAATTGTCATTCTATCGCTTTCAATTTTATTTCTTAACTCTTTTAAATTGTTTTGAGAATTTTTTATCTCAACTTGATGATAAGTTTTTAAACCATTAAAAATTATATCTAAAAGTTTTTCATACTTATAACCTTCATTGCTAACCTCAAAACACCAAGCACAGATAATCATTTCAGCAATTTCTTTTTTATCTGTGCCTTCGAATGATTTACTTAATTTGTCCCAATAATTACCAAAACTAATAAAAGTAAAATCATTTACTACGTCCATTTTAGAACTCATAAGTTTCCTTCCGTAGTAGGTTTTAAAACATCTTCAATTTTCCAAAACTTTCGTTTTAGTTCGATGTTTTCATTCTGCAATTTCTTGTCCTCTTTTATATCCATATAGATGACAAAACTGTCAGCGTCCTCTTTAGATATAGAATGGTTCCAAGAACCTTTTCCCCTATACCGTCTAGTATAGGAGAAATCTTTATTTAAGTATTTTTTGAAAAGGGACATAAACAACTGCCCCTCTTCGTCATTAGGTACACCATAAAAAATATAACCACCTCTTTTGCCATTATTATTTTTTACTAAGCGTTTTTGAAATTCATTCATTAAGCAACCTTCCTATATTCATTAGGAATACTTTCAAAGATATGTTTAATAACGTCAACAGTCCAACCGTTGCCAATCATTTTGTATCTTTGTGAATTGCTTACGCCTTCGGTGTAGTTATCATCAACAGTTTGCAATCGCTCACATTCAAGTGGTGTTAACTTACGCCAATCGCTACGTTCTAAACCGTATTCTTTAGGATTAAAATTAGTAGCAACTTTAGGTTCAGTATTGCCACCACCATGAGCATTAACAGTAGGTGCTTTTCCTTCCTCAGAATAAACACGCTTTAAACTATCATGTCCGTTGATGTCTTTAGCAATACCAACTTGAATTAAACCGTTTTTACTAGCCCTAACTTTTTTAACAAAGTCTAAACCTTTTTCCGTAGTAACGATTTGTCTTCTAGATTTTTTTACATACTGTAACGGATTAATCCCATGACTATAATTAGCGTCTATACAATATGATTTGTCCCTATCAACAAAGCCATACTCAAGAATATCTTTAAGCATAATTCCTTTATCTTTTGGAACAGTTATATTTGGTATATTAGTCCAATATAACCTTCGTCTATGTTGAGCCGATACAAGACTAGAATTAATCTCAATTGGTTCAACACCTAAATGAAACGAAATAACATCTTGCCATTCCTTTTTCATTTTAACATTTTCAAGAAGGAAATATTTAGGTTTTAATTCTTGAACTAATTTTACAAATTCAAAAAATAGTTTTCCTCTTGGGTCTTCAAAGTTTAGTTTAGTCATAGACGCATTGCTAAATGATTGACAAGGAGAACCCCCTATAATCATATCAATACGGTCTAATTTGGATATGTCTATTTTAGTCACATCACCTAAATGAATAGTATTTGGAAAGTTTTTCTTAGCAATAGAAATTGCATACTTATCAATTTCACTTGCATAATACTTGTCAACTGTAATACCACTTCTTTTAAGTGCTAACTGACCACAAGACATACCGTCAAATAATGACAGTACATTCATAGTTTACCCTTTCGTATTTGAGAAAAGCAATCGCCCCTCGCAATCGCCCCTCGCCCCTTCACAATAAAAAAAGGAGCGAAAAGTTTTCGCCCCTCGCCCCTTTGTACTATGAAAGGAATTAAGTCTTTTTCAAAACTTAATCAATAAACAATATTAAATAAAAATATTATTTAGTTTTTGTTTATTGTTTAAGCCTTCAAATAGTTTTTTATGATTGTTAATTATTCAATATGTTTTTTATATTAAATAATTTTCTTGCGTTTTCAGTGTCATTATTTTCACGTAAAGTTTTATTAGTTGACCTTACATAGTGAATTAAATCCATGTCACCGATAATAATATTTTCTTTTGCTGTGCTTGAGTAAATTTCCTCATTAACCCAATCTATAATATCGCAAGGAATAGTTTTAGTATCATAAAGTAATTTAATTAATTTTCTTAATTTCATAGTTTAAACCTTTCATTAGTTTTTTTAATTAGTATCTAAAACAAAACCGCTATAATCTGTTTTAGCTTTTCCCTTTGCAATCAAACCACAAATAGAGTTTTTAATATCTTTAAATCTTAGGTCACTCTCATCAGCATTTAAAACATTAAACCCTTTAAAAGTTTTGGGCAAGTATTTACGAAATACAGCCGATATATTGCCACCTAATTTTAAAATATCAAAAGCTTCTATTCTGTTGTCCTCATTTAATGAATACGTAAGATAATAATTTGAAGGCATTTGACCGTTAACAAATTTCAACGCCCTTTTATAAATTTTTGTATAATCATAAAATTGAACTGTTGGAAATTGTTGAATGATATTATAATTTTCAAATGCAATATCTGACGTACCATTTAAACGAATGCAAGGAATTAAATTTTTACTTTCAGCATTTTTAATAAATAGTTTTATTTCTTTTATTAACTGATTTAAAAAACTTTCTCTATCTTGAATAAACCACCTAGTTTTATTTATTCGTCCCAATTGCACATTTGAAAATGCACCGTGACCGCTTGTATTTAAACAAGCTTTTTTACAGCCATTACTTGCCATTGGACAAACATTAAAACCGCTAAGATTTGAAGGTGCTAAATATAAAATAGCGGTCATATAACCGTATTTTTGCCCTTTGATTGTCTTAGCATTGTTATCAATATTTAAAAGTTTTTTAGACTTTGTAAAATCTAATTTTTTCATAGTTGTAACCTTTCATAGTTTTTAAAAAAACCATTGAAGGCTTAAACAATAAACAAATATATTAAGGTACTTAGTTAATAGGCTAGACCACAGCTTCAGCCGTGTTTATTTAATTTTATTAAAATAGTTATCAATGCGTTTTATCATTTCTTCTCTAGAATAAAGAAAATTATTGTCTTTATCTGTTTCAGTGATTTGCATTAATAAAATATTGGCTTTTTCATAATTAACATTAGTTTTATTAATTGATGATGTTAAATTTTCTAAATTACTTAATACATCTAACATAATTAAACCGTATAATAATGAGTCAATTTGAAATTAACTAAATTGTGTTTAAACGATGTTAAAAATTGATTAATGTTATTATTTGTAACATCAATCACACCTTCAAAACGTCTAGTGTTATCTTTAAACAATCTATAAACTTTTATTTTATAATAATTATTTTTATAATCGTTACCAATTGCCCTTAAATAGTTATTTAAAACAATCTCATACTTATCATTTTTTAAAGTGTTTTGTTTCATAGTTAACCTTTCATAGTTTTTTAAAAAGACTAGCCTATTAACAAAGTACCAAAATATATATTTTAATTGTATTCACATCAATTCAGTCACTCTCACACAATTTCAAAAAATTGTTTCAGATAATAAATAAATAATAAAGTACATATTTATTAAGCGTTATTTCTGAATGACAAACTATTAGTATCGCTTTAAAGTTACCGTTTGCCCTTGCCATGCTTGACCAAATACAATTCAGCTTTTCAGCGTCTTTTTTATATGCTTATTTTAATTAGTGGTGAAAAGACAAAACAAACTAATTAATATTTTATGTAAACATTTAATTTATTTAATCAACCCATATTTGCATTTAATTTAATAAAAGATTAATTCATTATGACATTTATATTTTTTATAAGTCATAGACTAACCCAAATCATTTAAATGCGTTTAATGGTGCTTTTTTTGGGTGTCAGTGCGTTTTAATATGTTTGTTGATTAATCACACTAAGCCGAGGCCATAAGCCAATTTATAGGTATACTATGAGATTGTTTAGAACTGATTTGAAAAAAAAATAGACCCTATCTAAAACAAAAAGCCAAAATAAAACTAAAAGTTGGCTAAAACTACCCAACGGTTACAATAACCGATTAAGAAAGCTTGATTTATAAGGAATTTATTGAGATTTTAAAAGAGCCTATGGGGAAACTGGCTCTTCTTCTTAATATGATAGGGTCTCAGATTTTTTTACTGAATTTATTCATGCACATACGTATTAATCTCTTTATCAGATAATAGGGTAAGATATAAAAGATAAGTAACTCTGTAATCATAAGCTTCCAATCACCTTGGTTAACAATATAGTGTACCTACTGTTCTCTGCGTAACCACCAAGGTTATGCACTAAGACATCTAAGGAAACACCTTGAGACTTTAATACCCGGAATTTGACATAATTATGGTGAGTCTCAATAACGTCTATGTAGTCTTTAACTGACTCGCATACATCGTTATATACCTTTACACCAAAGTTAGCATTAGGGTTTTTTAAAGGTTTTAATTGTGGTACGTGGGACTTAAATGTCCTGATACCAAATAAGTTATTACCTTCTTTAGCAAATCTACTAGTACCCCATCCACTTTCTAATGCTGCTGTTCCTATAATTAGTTTAATGGGTATGTCCCGGTGGTCAATTGCTTGTATACACCCTTCTACTCTATCTATGAACTTCTCTTTAACACTACTAGAGTATACTATAGTACTCCATAGTATACCTATAACTAACACTATATATCTCATTGGGTAACCCCCCTCTTGGTTCATATAGGGGTACTATTAAAACCACCTTGTATCTTGGTGCTTTCTACCGAGAGCATTTTCCATAAATCTATCTAAATCTTTCTGTAAAAGGTCATTCTTATGCTCATTAAAGGCTAATACTTGGTCTCTATCCATTCTTTCTACCCAATAACCTACAGCAATAGATAATGCGTCTAAAGCGTCATCATGCCTTAAAGAACCTTTATCTTTTGTTATTCTAGTCATTTGTTTAAACAATTGGTGGTCTACTTCATCTCTAAAGTCTTCTTTGACTAATTCTTGGCTAATAACTAGCCTATGCTGGTTCATAACAGGCTCTAGAGTGTCTATAATACGTAATTCCTTCTGTTTAGAGTGTCTTACCTCTTCAATGCTACAAGGGTGTATTCTAGACATTATAGGCTTTAATAATTGTGTAGCCATACCGTCACCAAAGTTACTTTCGATAACAACATAGTTGACGTCATTATCTTTTGCCATTTGACTTAATCGTTCTAGAGTTTGGTCACTATATCCACCTTTTAATCCACCAGCAGCGGTTAAATACAGAACACCATGCAACATTTTAACTATTGCATAGCCTGTTCTGTCTTGTCCACGTCCTGAAGGGTCAATAGACATAACAGAACCTTCAAATGGAGCATATTCGTTACTCATGTGCATTGGGGCTACCCAATAGTCACCTTTAAGTCCTACATTTGGTAATTCACTGTCTATAGCTTTAATTTGTTCAATACCACCAGCCCATTGTATCTTTGCCGGTGCTTCTTTCCAAGACTCTACACCAGATACGCATATTAAATCATTTAATTTAAGAGGGTATTTTTCTAAATCACTTAATGTTGTATCAAGCATAAATTGAAGAGCAAAACCACTACGACCATAAGACGCTTGACGTTCCATTAGGTCTACTTCGTCAAATCTTTTAGGGTCTGTAGGTTTACCTTCTAATTTTTTATCTTCTGCTAATTGTTCTAATATTTTAGGTGCAAGTTTATCACCTAAGTTAACCTTTTGTATTTTATTAGGGTATAATGCAGTCCATATTCTAGTTTTAAACCCACGTTCTTCTAAGTTGTTATATAACGACATTTCAGTTTGTGGAGTTCCAAGGAACACAATACGCCCTACTTCAGGCTTTATAATTGCGTCAAACTCTTTAATAGTTTCACTAAGCCTGTCTCTCATTAGTTGTGTTTGAGAATTGTTTGCTGACTCAACGTCATCGGCAATAATTAAATCTGCTCTTGACCCAGTTAGCTGCGATGTAACGCCTAATGATTTAACGGAAGGAGCGTGAGAGGCTCTTGCCGGGGCTACATCAAAACTTACTTTAGAATGTCTTTGGTCATCTCTAGGTGCTAAATGTTTTAGTATAGGCATTTCACCTATTAGTCTTTGTGTAAAGGTACTAAAATCATCGGCACGATTTTTAGATGCTGAAACAACAAGTATGTTTCTTTGAGGATTTAATAATAATTGGTGACATACGAATGCAGATGTAATCCAAGATTTACCTACTCCACGAAAAGCTTCTATAACTAATCGTTTAGAACCATTCTGTAGGTAGTCTGCAATGTCATATTGTATTGGGGTGGGGTCAGGAAGATTAAGATGTTTCCATGCAAGGTATAAAAAGTTTTTAAAGTTTTTTAACTGTGGCTCAATTTCCTTTTCTTTTGTTTTAGTGCGTCCCACCATAACTGGTGTTTTCTTCTTCATCAAACGGTAAATCTTCTGTTATATTTTTAGGTGTTTCTTTTTCTATTTCTACACCAAATGTTTTACAAACTTCCAAACAAACCTTGAGTTCACTAGCAGTAAGTTTATCACCACTAGTGAGATACTCATAGGCTTTGTCTACTAAAAGTGTCGGAAGGATTTTGCTTTTAGCTTCGAATGAATTAGCCACTAAAATATGCTATTCCATAATACAATTAAGAGTATTGCTGCTACTCCATAAATAAATAACTTAAATGTTCTTGAAAAATTACTCCAAGAGTATTTAAACTCGTCTAAAAAATTTTGCATTTGTTCTCCTATTTCTTTTTAAATAATTTAGTTGCACCCTTAATTCCAAAAGACGCACTCACAATTAATCCTAAACTGTAAAAATACCAATCAGGCGTTTTTGAAAGAGCTTCAAACCCTCTTTCTACATAAGTAACTGTAAAAGGTATAAAACACAAAATTAATGGAAGTGAGAAAACAATAGTTAAGTATTCGTCTTTCCACGAATCCTTTGAACCTTTAATTGCTTCTAAGTCCCATTCAGCCTCACCCTTTATTTGAGCTTCCATTAGGGAAGTTTTAGCTTTTATCTCTGTTACTTTTTGTTCAGCCTTTGCTTTCTTTGTGTCTACAAAACCTTTTACGCTTGTAGAAACAATGTCAACGACTGGCCCTAAAAGTAAATTTAGCATTTACCACACCCACATTTACATTTATTTTTTCTTACTAAAAATAGTAAGACTACTAATATGATTAAGTTTAACGCTGAAATATCATTCATTAGTAAACTTCCTATTTGTTCTGTTTTCATTTAGTACCCTTTAGGTTTTGGTTTAGGTTTTGGTTTAGGTTTTTTTGGCATATTACCCTTTCTTCTTTGCAGTTTTAGCTGCTCTTTTAAAATTTGCAGCAGTTGGAGAACCTTTAGTTCCCGGTTTTCTCATTGTTTCTCCACTACCAGATTTAATTCTTGCTCTTTTTGCATGAATATTTGCGTATAATCCTTTCCCCATTTATTATCCTATCTTTAAAATTTTCATTATTGTCCACATTGCACCGACTACACCACCAATCCACATAACTGCTTTGATACTGCCTTTGCCTGTTGCTAATTCTTGTTTGAGCGATTGTATAGCTGACCTATTCTCTTTAACTTCTGTCTTTATCTCATCTAAAGATTTTTTAATGTCAGCTATTTGTGTTTCCCAATCACTCACGATAATCTCCATCAATTTCTAAACGTAGGCTTTTAATTTTATAATTAAGCTCAAGTATTTCTTGTTTTAAAGTTAGTACATTTTGATTTTCTTGTACTGTAACAACATCATCTTTTAGTAATTCAAACTCATTAAAAAGTTTTCCTACAAAAAAGACGTTACCTATTAAGCCACCTAGTAACCCTAAAATTATAACTAGGTTTTTTGAATTTATATCTAGCGTAGTCATTTACCACAAGTACACTTTCCATCTTCGCAACAAGGATTAATCATGTGTTAGCCAATTTCATTATTGTAAAACCAGATATATGGTCATTAGTATCACCTTTAGTATGAACTCCACTATCACCATTTGTTAAAGAATATATTTTAAATTTTTGATTACCTATGTCTGTTATGTCAAATAATTTATCTTGTGAAACACTCATGTAATTATTATCTGATGAACTAGTTTCATCAGCCAATGTTGCTCTTGACCAACCAACTGAAGTATATGAAGAATTATTTGTAGTAAAATATATTTCTGTTCCTACTAATCTTTGTGCAGTACCTGATTTATAAAAATTTGCTTGTACCTGTAATAAATAATATCCTGTACTTGGAAAAGAAAATATAGCTCCAGAATTAGATAAACCTGTTCCAACATGACCAGACGCATCTGTATCTACTCTTTCCATATTAGACCAATCATCATTGCCTGTAAAAGTTGTAGTTAATCTCCAAGTGTCTACTTCTGTTAAACCACCTACACCAGTTAAACTTGCACCACTTATTGCAGGAAGATTACCAGAAAGTTTAGTAGCATCTAGTGTTGAATAAGATAAATTATTTATAAGTGTCTGTGCCATTATGGTTTACTCCAAATTGAATGTGTTAAGTTTCCGTCACTATCTCTTGCTAATAATAAATCGTATTGACTTTCTGTTGTAAAGTCTTGAGGTATATCTCTCATTTTTTTTCTAAAATTTTTCATATCATCACTTAATACATTGTCTGACATAGCAAGGTAATCTGTTTCAATTAATTTTTCTAATCGCATTTTTTTAATTTCTACAAGTTTTCTATCTCCACTTGCGTCATTCCATGCTTTAACTTTTGCATNACGAATA